TTTTCAGATTTACCTTTTTACACTGGTCGAATACTTTTGTGTGGCGATGTTATAAATTATTCGGGTGTGGACGACGCTGTAGAACATAATTTTGATTCTGGTAAACATAAAACGATATCGAAGTTACGTGTTCAATTTTATTATAGTAGTAATAATCGTTTAATACCTTATAATTTTAGAAACGCAAATCATATATTAAAACTTGCCGTTACGTGTTCGACTGATAAATTTGTTAATATACCTAGATTATCTAATGAAGAAACCGACGAAGAAATTATATCCGAGACTTTAAAAACACCTATGAATATCCTCGAAAAAGAAGAAGAGGATAGTCATAAATGGGATGCATTTATATCTATATTTTTATTAGTTTCTATGGCAATATTTTTATTACTTATTATAAAAAAACCCCAAAAAGTTACTTCGTAATAGCGAAGACTGGTTGTTGTGGTCTTTGTACCTTAGAAGACACTCTAGAGATCGCCAAGTAGACGAAGATGGACAAGAGAGTGGTGAACAAGGCAGTGAGCGTGTAGTTCATGCCTCCGTTCTTGTTAACTTTGACAACTTGGTTGACGACCCATCTCACCAAATCGACCCACGAAAGGGCGGCGGCAAATGAGAAGCCAGCAACGATAGCGTTGAGGGATTGACCTTCGAGTTCACGGGCGACGAGCATAGCAGTTTCTTGAGCAGACATTTTTTATACTATAAATATAGATTTTATTCTGGGAATAAAGTATCTTCGAATAAAATTTTTTTATACTTTTTAGTGTTTTTTAAATACCCCTTAAGCATTTTAGGTTTACTTTCACCTGAAGATGACGACTCAGTTTCAGATTCAGTTTCAGTTTCAGTTTCGGATTCACTTTCACTTTCATCTGAGCTATCACAAGATATTTTGAAAAACGATGATTCTATGTTAGATCCCTCTGGGTTAGAGGTGTTCATTACTATCTATAGCATTTTTTAACATCTGTTCTGTCGGGTTTTTCGGCACCCATTCTTCCCAACTATCATACGCCATGTTCATTTTAACATATTTGTATTCTCGACCTGAATACCTCGTAAATTCAATATCTTCTTCATCTTCATTTATAATTTCGAGTTCGTCTTCTAAATTGTCACTGTCGTCACTGTCTTCTTCGTATATTTCTGGGAAGTGTGATCCCAATTTCTTACCAACTTCGTGCATAGCACAATACTTTATAGCATATTCCATATCTTCACCTAGAAGCGTGTCTCTTCCACACGCTTTTGCGTACCCTGCTGCAAGTACCATTGCCTTTTCTAAAATTGGTTGTATAACATTTAATGCGGAATCCTGTATTTGTTCCTGCATAAGTAAAGCTGCGTCATTTTCCTGTTGAAGTGACATTTTAATAGAGTAATTTTGCAATACCGTTCTCCACTTGGAGTATATTGTAACTTTGTGCCAAAACTCTAAGTTCTCTTTCAGACTCATTATCCGGCGTTGTTGTAAGTTTGAGTATTTGGTCTTTAATTAAACTGAAATTGACCTGTCCTGTTGGGTACCATCGTTCGGGTTCTAAAGCGAAACTATACGAATAGTACCTTCTACATAGTTGTGTTCTTGTATGGTGTATACCGCTTTGAACCGCGCGTAAATTTACAACTTCACCAGCCGCTCCACTAATAACATCGGTATCGTCTAAGGTCAAAGAAAGTTTTTGTAAATTCTCAAAGTTCGTATATTCGTCAGTGGTACCAAATACTTGAAAAAGGGAATCGTAATCAAAATTAGTAACAAATACAGGTTTAGGGTTCGAAGAATAAAGATCTACCTTTCTAAGTCTTTGAATTATAAAAAAAAGTTCCTTTACGGGGTGTTTAAAATTAAGTCTGTGCGTTGTATTTACTACACTGTTTAGATTTGCATCTTGGGGTATTATATCCTTAACTTCTTGAATTTGTGTGATTGCATAATTTATTTTTTTAGATTTTATCTTATCCTTTTCGTCTTGTACTAACGACACCATTTCGGTCGTTATTTTCATTTCCTTAATGAGACCCCTTGTTTGAAAATAATCACTCAAATAATAAACTTCACTATTTGCAGAGTGGTATCCCCATACACAATCACTAAGTTCTCTAAGTTTAATAACAATTTCAATTTCCTGTTTATCTATTGCGAATATAGGAATGGCAAGTTCGGGATTATTGTAAAAGTAAAAAGGAATATCGACGAAAAATTTCTGGTTCGATGTAGCGACTCCTAAATACCCTGCTATACTTGTATGTTTAACCTTTGTACCCGACAATTCTCCCGGGGGTTTTCCGATAAGTTTAGCAAGGTTTTCCTGTTTTGTATGCGATACGTAATTATCGAAATAAATCGCTAAAAAATCGCTCGGTATTCTTTGAATTGTTTTACCACCGATTAGTATTTCGGCATACTCAATAATAGCGTGTCCTATAGACTCGACGTATCCTATACCTTCTAGACCAGCTACTAAATTTTGTTGTATGCTAGATAATTCAAATTTCAAACTCACGGTTTTAAGAAGATCACCTTGATCTTGTGGTATGGTACACCTTATAGTGTTATCAAATTCCACTTCACCTTCCACGTCTAAATCTTTAAAAAAAGGTGCAAAGTTAGTATGTTTTTGAAAATTTTTTACGAAGTATGTGTATTCTGGATCATCCGTAAAAAAGGCGTCCTGTGGACCAGATATTTCTAATTGAACACGACCAGCCATTACTAGTATAACTCACTAAAATTTTAAACCACCAAGTCCGCTCTCTATTCTTAACACGTTATAGTTTACTCCATACACATACACTTTGTGACCAAAACTAGAGTCCGGTGTATCGAGTTCCATTTCTATTAAATTGTGTGCTATTCTACTCATATTAACCTGACCGGTCGGGTAATACGTTTCGGGTTTCATTGAAAAACTATACACACCGAAATTACCGTTTGTTATTCCCGTGTAATATTTCAATGGTTGTTCGTAACACAACATTAAAGTATCTGCGTCGATGATTGTATTATTATTAAATTTCATGGTAACGTGTTTTATTGTTTCGTATTTATGTACATCATCGCTTATTGCTACAAAAAACATTTCCTTTACCGGGTGTTTAAAATTTAACATCCCTGATTTTTTAGATACACCTGGGTTAAACTTAAACTGTGACATTTGAATTTGTGATATAACGTATTCAATTGGTCGAGTTTTTAAGAAACTTTTTTCATTCTCGGTTATGAAAAAGAAATCGGAAACCAGTGATACTTTTTTGATCAACGACGAAACATTTGTGGGTGGATCTGATATCGCATTGTTAGACCTTGTATATGTTACAACAACGTCGTCCAATTTTTTAAATTTTATTTCGACTTGAACTTGTTGTTTGCTTAGTGCACATACAGGTATTGCTAAACTTGGATGCCTTAAAAAGTAAAAGGGTAATAAAATATTATAATCCCAGTCGTATGATACGTTTATATAATTTCCATGTCCGGCTAAGAAGTAAAGGGTTTGTTTTATATCATCTTCGTTACTGTGTATATTGTTATACATGTATATGTAATCTCCGGTCAAACGTTGTATAGTTTGACCACCGATACGTAAATCGGCGTATTCTATTATTTGAGCACCTATAGATTCTCTATAACTTACTATTTTAAGGTCTATTTGACCACCCATACCGGGGTGTACAGAACAGTAATAGTATAAAGTTGAAGGTGTACTCGAACTATATGTTGGTGTAAAAGTAACCGTAGCTGTACCCGGATTCGTAACACCTGTTGTATACTCTCCAAGTACAGGTACGCTAAATCTATAAACTTCAACATTGGACTGACTCAGAGATACTTTACCTGGGTACGTTGTAGTATCAACACTAGTTGGGAAAGCGTCAGTTGTATCGTTATCAGACCAGGTAAAGGGAGATACTTTCAAAAGCTTTATCGTGTGAGTTGACGGTGTAGCTGGTGAAAACCAGTTGTTTGTTGAATTTAACCATAGTTTATAAACGTAATGCGTTGCTGTATCCAAACTTGTGTACCTCTTATAATTGTAAAGAGTACCGACACCGTCAACAGGTGGTAATTCGTCGGGTGGGGCATACTCAAATCTAAACGGGTGTGTTTGGTGACTTGCATTGTTGAAGGTATACGTCGTACCTTCGTAAAGTGTGAGTGTCGCCTGTTGAACACCGTCTATAAAGTATTTACCACCTGATTCTGAAACTGTAAACGTTTTATCTGGTACCGTTGGTCTAGGTAAAGTAAATTTAAGCATTGTACTTCGAATAAGATCCCCTTTATTTTTGGGTATACGACATTCTACCGATGCATCATAATCAACATCACCATCAAAAGGTGTTTCGATAGATTCAATTG